TGAAGGCAATTTAGGAGCAAGTTACTTTTATTCTATTGATAATAGACAAATGATAAAGTGCCGAGTAGACGCTTCTCCTGTCGCTGTGGGTGTTACAGCTTTTGGATCGGGAGATAGTGATTATATAAATACTTCTATCGATTCCTATGGGTATGGAGTTAAATACGGTGCTTCTCTGATTGACATTTTACCTCTTCCTTATAAATTTACTGGTAATATAAAACAAGATACTGCTTTAGTTGATAGAGAGATTAGATTATTTAGACAAGATAATGACTTGTTTTTGGGGTCTGTTGTTTCTAGTGGTGGGGCTTATACAATAGGTACACCTTTTGGTGGACCACATTATATGATTTGTTTAGATGCCCCTGATTCTCCTTATTATAATGATCTTCTTAAATCTAATTGTTATCCAGTGGACTCTTGAAATTCTATTCTTTTTAGTAATAAATATTTTTCATTATTAAATACTAGTGCTGAGCAGTAAGGGATAATTCTTGACAAATATAGTTTATGTGTTATATTATACTTGTTAATTTCAATATATATATATATACTATTTAATTAAATTAAAGTAACTACTTGACAAATCTAAAAAGTGAGTTATATTGTATGTATGGTTTTGGAGTATCCATATTTAACTAGTTTATCTATGGATATACTAATAGAGATAATTAATTTAAAAGGGGTATTAATGGAATTTTTTGTTAAAACGCACGAAGCTCAGCGTGCTATTAAGCTGTTAAGTGTTACAGCTAAAATGAACACTACTTCATTTGAGGGGCAGATTGTTATAAAAGCTGAAGAAGATTCTGTCCTTTTTCTTTCAAACAATGGCAAAACAGGTATTTCTTGTAAAGTTCCTGCTAAAGTAGTAAAGCCCGGTGAACAAACTGTAATTTTTAGTAAAATTAAATCTTATATTATGACATTTGCGCCTTGGGACGGGGAGATTGGGGTTAAAGATTTTCATTTTATTTCTAAACCTCCACACCTACATGTTAAGGTTATAAACAGTCATTTAGATGAGAGCACTTCTAAGTCTAACCTTAAATTAGATACGATTAAAGCTGCTAGATTTATTGCTATATCTACGATAGATCAACCCAATCTCATTTTAAATTCAAGCATAATTAAGTCAGCGATTGATAAAGTCTTATATGCTGTAGATCCTAATGGCCCTACGGCGTATATTAAAGGGATTCGTATGGCTTTTTCTAAGGATAAGATAAATTTTGTGAGTACTAACGGTAAACTTATTTCTGAGTTTATAGTTAAAAATGAAAATACTATTGAAGATCAAGAATACTTATTAAAACACAGTTTTATTATGGGGCTCCGCCGTGTACTTATAGATGACGCACAACTTTTTATGGAATTTAGTGATAGATCGATTAAAGTATCGTTTGATAATGTTTTATTTTGGGGAGAAAGTAATGTACTAAAAACCTACCCTAATTACCAAAAAATGTTTGATGTTTTTGATAAAACTGTGGAAATTAATAGAGAGATGTTAGTTAATGGTTTATCTTCTTTTGTAGACGTACTTAATGGTGAGGATTATAATAGGGTAAGTTTAAAAGTTAACGATAATAAACTATCGTTGAGTACTGATAATTCTTTATTTGAGTATGATAATGTAGGTAATAAGGATATTGATTTTATTTTAGACGTGGACGGTAAAGATTTATTGAATACACTGCATTCTATGACAGATGATAATGTGGAATTAAAGTGTTTAGATGAAAAAAATGGGCTGATTGTAGTTTCTAAAGGCTATGACGATCAAAAAGCTTATGTAGTAAACTTAGTCAGGAGATAATGTGACGACTAATTTAGATAGGTATTCAGTAGAATTATATGCGATGTTAGCGGAGTTAACTCAGTTGGTTATGATCCCAGAAGAAGATAAACTTAATATGTTGATTAGTACCTGTAGGAAAATATTAAAAGATGAAGGGATGGCTATTATTTCCCCTCCTAAAGGTTATAAAGATATAAAAAAATTATCTGATTTAATTGAGCACTTTTATTGTGTCTTATACCATAAACATCCAGAACTTACTGCATATCGGGATACCAAGAAGGATGGATCTATTGCAAAGCACTTTGTAAAAAAGATTAGTGATTCTACTGGATTAGGGTATAAAGAGTCGTTAATTAAGTGTGCTATGATTGTTACTACTGTATTTAATAATGAAGAGGAATTTAAATTTAATAATGAAATATTTGTATCTTTTGCAATGTTCGGTCAAGATAAGTTAGGTTGGATTACTGAAAAAGCTTTACAGATTATGAATAATTTTAATAAGAACGAGGACCGTTTAGTATGGTTGGCTGATTTACAGGCAGAAGAGTATTTAAGAACCCACGAGGTGGAGTTTGGTTTACCAAATTTACAACAAATATCAGAGGAGATAGATAGCCATAGATGAGTGATAAAAAAAATGTTGAGAAGCTTACTAAAGCTGAAGAAGCTAAAGTTAAAAAGAAAATAGACACAGATACAAAAAAGAAAGTAGAGCTTGTTATAATGGATAAAACTAGAGAGTTCGCTTTAGCTGCCATTAAAAAGAAGTATGGTGACATATTAAAACCGCTTTCTGAGAGTCAAAACAGTATTAGGACAATTAGTACTGGCTCATTAAGTCTTGACTTGGCATTAGGTAGAGGGGGCATGGCATTAGGGCGCGTTTATGAGGTGTATGGTCCCAATTCAAGTGGAAAGAGTACACTGGGTGTCAGTGTGGTTATACAGGCTCAGAAAAGGGGTATGAAGTGTGCTTATTTGGATGCCGAACAGGCTGTTGATCCTAAACTTTTTGAAAGGTACGGAGTTGATTCTAAAAAACTTGAGCTAGTTCAGGTATATGGTGGAGAACCTAACCTAGATATTCTTGAGAGGTTGATTAAGACAGGGGCATACGATGTTATTGTAGTTGATAGTGTCTCTGCGCTTATCCCCAATGCCGAAGCTCAAGCAGAAATTGAGAAAGATACTATGGCTTTACAGGCTAGGTTGATGAGTAAAGCATTACGAAAGATATCTCCTCAAGCCGCTGAAACACAGACGTTATTAATTTTTGTTAATCAGATTAGGAAAAATCTATCTCCGTATGCTCCACCGGATACTACAAGTGGTGGTGAAAGTTTAGGCTTTTATGCTACAGGTAGGATTTCTTTGAAAGGTCCAGAAGCAAGATCTCGTAGAATCGCCGATCCAGTAACTGGGGAGATTATAGGGCATGAGGCTATACACGAAGTAGTAAAAAATAAACTTGGTGAGCCATTCAGAAAAGCCACATTGCGATTGGTTTATGGTAAAGGGTACGATATGTATTGGGAAGTTTTGTCTATGGCAACCAGTCTTAATATAATTGAGAAAGCTGGTTCTTGGTTTAAGTACAATGATGAAAATATAGGCCAAGGTGAAATCAATGTATTAGAAACATTAAGAACCAATGAAGAGTTATTTAATAAAGTGGTTGAAGAAATTAAAAATCTTTCTGGTTTAAAAGAGGCTTATGAGCTACATTGCCAAACTGGTCCAATCTATACTGGTGAAGCTTTTTCCGGCAGTACCAAATAAACGTATTTTTGAAGAGCATTTTATTAATTACAAAAAGCATAAACTGTTTTTTGATTTTTATGTGAGAGAACTGCGTTTATTCGTGGAAGTACAGGGGCAACAGCATTTTAAATTTGTTAGTCATTTTCATGGGGACAAAGAAGAATTTCAAGGTCAAGTAAACAGAGATAATCTAAAGATAGAATATGTACAAGAAGAAGATTTTTATTTAGTTTATATAAACTACGATGATGAAATTACGGAAGACCTTATGCTTACCAGAATTACTGAAGCTATGAACAATGGAACAAATTATTCAGGTAGAAAAAAGAAATGAAGAAATTAACCTATGGTTTTATTAAAAAATCTTTTGAAAAGGAGGGGTACACCCTCCTTAGTAAGGAGTATAAAAATAATAAGACTAAGCTAGATTACCTTTGTCCTAAAGGGCATATACATAGAGTATCTTGGAACTGTTGGAATACCTTAGGTAATAGGTGTCCTTATTGTTATGGAAATACTAAATTAGATATAGAACAAGTTAGAAAATCTTTTGAGAAAGAGGGTTATGTACTTCTTAGCAATGAGTATAAAAACGCTTACACTAAGTTAGATTATATTTGTTCTAAGGGGCATAAGCATTCTATTACTTGGACTGATTGGCATTATGGTAAAAGATGTTGGTATTGTAATGGAAATATAAAACCCACATATGATTTTGTAAAATATTCTTTTGAGAAAGAAGGATATACATTACTTAGTAAAGAGTATATAAATAATAGAACTAAGTTAAAGTATGTTTGTCCTAAAGGGCACATACATTCCATATCATTTGGTAAATGGGGCATTGGTAGGAGATGTCCTTATTGCTCTAAAAAAATAAAAAAAACTATTAAAGATGTGAGAAATTCGTTCGAGTCTGCGGGCTACATATTACTAAGCACTAAATATATTAATAATCACACTAAGTTAAAATATATTTGTCATAACGGTCACAAGCATAGTATAATATGGACTGATTGGGCTAGAGGGGTTAGATGTCCTACTTGTTACTGTATTAATAATATGGGAGAAAATCATCCGTCTTGGAAAGGAGGTATTTCTTTTGAACCGTATTGCGAAGCTTGGAAAGATTTAGAATATAAAAAAGATATAAGAAATAGAGACGGGAATAAATGTTTAAACCCCTACTGTGACTCACCTGATTCAAGGGATCTAACCATCCATCACATTGATTATAATAAAAAGAACTGTAAACCAAATAATTTAATAACTGTGTGCCGTTCGTGTAATTCTAAGGCCAATAAAGATAGAACATGGCATAAAGCCTGGTATCAGGCTGTTATATATAGAAGATATTTTAACGATAAAGGATAATGTTATGAATAAATACGATGTAAATACTTTAATTACGTCTGATTCTACTAAGTACAATAAAGACTGTAAAGACTTCTGTTGTCTCAGGGATGGAACAATCCTCGGGGATAGTAAATATTGCGACCTTAGTAAGTTTTGTATACAAGCTGATTATGTGAACGGGGTAGCGGTACCAATGGAGAATCATTACTGCCCTGTAATTGATCCTAAAACTAATAAAGTAGTGGAATGGGACTATTATTGCACTGGTAAACATGACCACAGATCATACGAAGAAAGAATAGATGGTGATGATAAAGCATCATAGGAGGTAGTATGGACCAAGCAATAACATCCTTTCAAAATATAAAAATAAATAACACCCTTGTTGATGAGATTTGGAATTTTAATCCTAGAAGTCTTAATAATCTAGACGGGGTAACTATTAGTATGTACTCAATTGCACTAGCTCAATTTTTAATTTATTTTAAGTCTGAACAAAACCAAACTAAAGCTGAAATTGCTAAAAAAAATAAACTCTTTGAGTCCTCTATAGCTATAGTTCTCGACAAAGAAGTACTAAAACAATATAAGACTAAATCTGCCGCTACAGACTATCTTATTAGTACTAATGTGGATTTATCTAGGCTAAATGATCAAATAGATGAATTAAAGTTAGAGTTAATAAAATTAGATGGAATTGATAAAACGATAAGTGAGTATATTGCTACATTTAAAAGAGAATTGACAAGAAGAGAGAACGAATTATACGCTATAAGAGCAGAGAGGAAATAATATTGAATATAGACGAAATAAAAAATAAATTTTGTAGACCGGCGGATGAAAGGATTGTACTATCATACTGTTTTAAAAGTGTAGACTATTTTTATGATCTTTCGTCTAAAATAAATGAGTTTGATTTTCTTTCTGAACCACATCAGTTACTATTTGCTTTGATGAAGGATTTAGTTAACAGGGGGATAACTTCTATTGATTTGGCAATGGTCATTACCCAAGCTCAGAATAACGAAGTTCTAGACATGCTAGGTGGTGTAGGATATCTGCAATCCATAGGAAATATTGTTACTTCGGATTCCAATTTTAATGTGTATTTAGATAATATTACCGAGGCAAGTACTAAATTTAAGTTATACGTAGCTCTTAAACAGCATATAACTTTAGTAGAGGGTAATGCTAAAGACGGCGTCTCTGGAAATGATTTGATTGGTCATGTAGAAACAAGTATGTTAGATATGACTACTGGCTTTAAAAATAATGGAGACCCTGTAGATTTAGGTAATGGTTTAGATAAATTTATGGAGGACAGACTTAATTCAAAAATAACTATGACTGGTTTATCTTCGGGATTTCCTATTTTAGACAGACAAATAGATGGATTAATACCCGGAACTTTAACTGTAATAGCAGCAAGAAAGAAGATGGGTAAGAGTGCTTATCTAACTAATATAGCCATCCATGCCGCATTCAATGAACATGTCCCTGTTTTATATATTGATACTGAGTTAACTTTTAGTGAATGGCGAACTAGGGCTTTATCTAAATTGTCTGGTGTTAAAGAAAGAGATGTTAAACACGGAGGATGGAGCCCTGAGCAGTATTCTAAGATGAAATATGCTCAAAATTTGACTGCTAATGGTAAATTATTTCATATGTATATGCCAGGGTATAGTGTAGATAAAGTAGTGGCTATGTGTAAAAAAATGAAAATTAAAGAAAACATTGGATTAATTGTATTTGACTACATTAAAGAACCTGATTTATCTACGACTGATGGTAATAGGAAAGAACATCAGTTACTTGGGGATATTACTACAAAACTTAAAGATTTAGCGGGTTCTCTGGATATACCTGCACTTACTGCGGTACAGCTCAATAGGCAAAATGATATTGCCGATAGTGATAGAATAGCCCGTTTTGGTGATGTTATTGCTTTATGGGGCGCGCGTACAGAAGAAGAGCGTAAGATGGGTGGGCTTGAGTGTGGTAACTATAAGCTTACTATTAAAGATACTAGACGAGGCGGAAGTACTGGTCCAGAAGGCATAGGTTACTGGTTTTTTAAACAACATCTAGATATTAGAGAAGTTAAAGCACTAGATCAATACTTTATAACTTCAGGGGATGAGGTAACCAACCATGAAGATGCTGATGAGGCTAGGTATAATACGGAGGTACTAGATGAGCTTTCCTAAAGACAGTAGTTTTAAAGACAGAGTAGCCACAGTTAAACAATTAATTGATCCAGCTTATCTAGTTAGTCAGCTTGGGTTTACAGTTGTGAGAGAAACTTCTAAGGAATTAAGAGCCGCTTGTATAATACATGGTGGTGATAATACTACTAGTTTTAGACTTAATAAGGATTTAAAAACTTGGGTTTGTTTCACTCACGGGTGTCAGAAGGC